ATATAAATGAGACATTAAACTACCCTCCAACCGTTTCTATAAACAAAAGTAAGTGAACCAAAATCATATGCAAGAATTGCTCTATCCTGTCCGTCAATTTTATCTGAACCTGATGGAAGGACTGTAATATATCTATTTGTTCCCTTGGATGCCTCTCCAAGTTCATCTTTTACTATGTAGGTAGTTCCCTCAACTACTCCAGTGGGAAGAGTAATTGTAACTGCTCCAGCATAGTTAACTCCTATGTAATAATCATTTTCAGTTATTGTATATGCTGATGAAGTTACATAAGTTGTGGTACTTATGTAAGGACCTTCACCTGCATATGAACCAATCCATTTTTCTGATGGGGCATCATATCTCAGAAATTTGTGATCTGATTTAACTGAATTTCTATTTACATCATCCAAAAACTCAAGACGAGTTTCACCACCTCCACCTAATGTGGAAAGTTGTTGTTGAATTCTATTAACTAAAAGATTATAATGCTTATTGAGATCTTCAAGTGTTGCAAAGTTTTGATTGAGTGGAGTAAGAGGATCTTTTTGTTGTTTAACCTCAGATGGTTCTGCGAGAAGACCTAAAGATTGTTCTACCAGTTCTGGTTCTTCTTCAAGTTCTTCTACTATTAATTCTTCTTCCTGATCATCAGAAATTTTTTCTACAATTTCTTCAACTAAATGTTCAAAAACTTCTAGTTTTTCTTTTTGTTCTTTTTCTTTCTTTTTAGTAGTCTTTAAATCTACTATAACAGTTTCGCACAAATCATCTAAAAAAGAAGAACCTAAAATAGATTCAAGTTCTTCTTTTTGTTGTCTTTTTGCTACACTTATTGATTGAAAAAAATCTGATAGATCGGACACCTATCAATCCTCATCGTTTTCAAACTCTTCTACTTCTTGTTCATAAACGGAGTAATCGGTGTTTCCAAACATTGAATTTGCTACAATTGGACGAGCAAGTTCAATTCTTTCTGCTGCTTTCGCAAAAAGAACCTCTTTAATTTTATCACTTGCTTCTGCCGATTCGCCACCAATAATCAAATCCATTAATTCGTCCATAAGAATCAATTAAATAACTACTCTATTTATTAGATTGTTCCACCTTTGGGAATTGATGGTGCTTCTGTTCCTGTTTTAGCATCAGAAATTCCAGGATCTTGTGGAATTTGACCCATTGCACCACCAGAAGGTTGTTGACCCATTTCTGCTGCTTGCTGATCCAATTGCATTTGCATCATTTCTGTCTCAGTTGGAGGAATCAATCCTGCTTCTCTTTCGGAATTAATGTCAGCATCAATCTCCAACATTTCACTATCAGTTTGCCTGAGAACATTTTGTCTTACATACTTCAGAGAGAAGTACTTTCCAACATAAGGATCTACAGCAGCAAGAACACCCATACGCTCTTGCATGATCTCAACATTTTTGAGTTCAGCAAAATGATTGTCATAGAGATAATTGTATTGAATGTGATCACTCATTAGATCCCATTCTTCTGGAGTTACAACATTCTTAAGAATTAATTGTGAACGGAGAATGTCGTGAAAGAGATTACTAAATCTCTTTCTCATTCTTCCAACAAACTTACTGAATTTCAGTTCATCTCTCAGAATGTCTGAAGAACGACCAAGATTAAACCCATCAGATGAATTTAATCTTGATTCTGGAACTCCAAGAGCACGATAAAGTTTTTTCTGGAAGTATTCAACATCAGTAAGTTCTCCAAGATTCTGACCACCAGGAAGAGTGGTAATTTCAGTTCCTCTACCACCTTCTCTTCTAGGAAGCCAGAAATCCTCAAGCATACTCATGTAACGCTTATCATCACGAATTTCACCAGTTGCGGCATCATAACTGAGTTTATTGCGATACCTTGACATGACTTCACGAAGGTATTGTTCTGCTTTTACCTTAGGAAGATTACCAACATCAATGTAAAAAATTCTTCTTTCTGGAGCACGAGAGAGTCTATAGATAACCAAAGCATCTTCAATCATACGAAGTTGATTAAGTGCTTTAATTGCTTTATGTAAATACGATAAAACCGTGTACTTATTTCTGTCTACAAGACCAGATGTGCAGTATGCAATTGCATCTCTTGCAATTTTAATAGAGTCTCTTTGTTGAAGACCCATTTGTATACCACTAATGTTTCTGGTATTGCTTGATGTATTAGGATTGAATACAAAATATTCTTCAATTCCAGGAAATTCGTATGATCTAGTATTTGTTGATAATACTGAGGCAGGAAGTTGATTGACGTTATTGCTTTCCTTTTTCTGCTCACGAACAAATTTAATTTTTAAAGCATCAATGTAACGTAATTCTTTAATTCCTTCTTGAGGATTCTCTAAATCAATGACTTTATGATAATAAACTCTTCCATCTACATACCAATTTCTAAAGATTTCATGTGCCTTTTTATCAAAGTCCATCAAATCTTTGATGTATTGAAATTCAGTACGAATAACTTCCTTTAATTTATCACTTACGTTCAAATTTGAAAGTTCGACTTGAACTGGAGAATCATTCAAATCCGATACAATTGCTTCACTAATGATGTCCTCGATTGCACCATCAACTTCTGGGTGCAATGCCATCTCTCTGTATCTACGAATTAAATCATATTCAGTTTTATAAACACCCTCAATATCAAGATACTGACCATAGAAACCACTAGACAAAAAGTAGTCTGCTCCGTCCTCATTGTTTTCGGGGACTGGAGAGACTACTCCTTTGCTTTTTTTCTTATATGAATCGTCAATAGAAAAACCAAACAGAGATGCCATTTTATAGATTTAAACTGCTATACCCTATTTATAGGAATTAAATAAGGTCAGAAGCGTTATCAGATTTGAGAGCATCCCACCAGTGAACTTTGAAGGTTACATTAAATTCCTGAATTTGGTTATCAGCACCATAATCAAGAGGAATTGCATCAATTGCAGTAGGCCAAATTCCGTAGAATTTATACTGTCTCAGAACAGGAATGTTTCCATCACCAGTTGAATTCTGTCCTCTACCGAGTTGATAAACGGTAGCATTTTTCTGATAATCAGTTGGATTCGTTAAACCAGATGCATCTTCATGCTTGTTGATTAAATTCATCCATCTTTCCAGAGACGAACGAATAGAGAAGTCAGTGTCATTGATGACAGTTACTGACCAATCATCAAAAGTTCTGTCTCCAGCAACATGCAACTGTCTTCCTCTAAAAGGAACTGGAACTGAAGCAACAGTTGATGCAGGAAGTGAAGTTGCCTTAATCATAAATCTCATCAGTTCTTCAACTTCTTTAGTTGACTTTCCAGATGCAGTGCCTTCAATGATTGGAAGTTCTACTTCGAATAAATTAGACCTAGCACCACCACCAACTAGTTTTCCTTTAAAGTCATCAATTGTTCTTTCTCTAAAAGTGATTGCCATTTTTTTAACTCCTTAATTTTAAGAATTTAGTAGATCAAACAGTTCCGACAACTTCGGAGAAGGAAACTCCAGTTCTCGTAGCAACGAAGTTCAGACCAATGAAGTTAATACTACGAGCTGGTTTGATAAAGATGTCAGCTTTAAACTCATTAGCATCAATCACTTCTGGAGTATTGTTGCTATCATCACAAATAACAACAAAGTCCTGAATACCTCTCTTTGCTTGAACATCACGAAGATATGGTTCAACTACATTTCTAAAGTTAGCTCTTGTAACTTCATCATTAAATTCGAAGAGTTGATCTCTAGCAAATGTTTCAATTCTATCCTCAAGCAGAAGGAAAAGTCTTCTAACATTGATTCTATCAAAAGCACTTGGATAACTTAGAGCAGTTTTATCACCAAAGAGAATTGTTCCCTGCCCAGAATTTGTGATGATTGGGTTAATTCTATTGGAATAAAGAGTATCTCTCTGCAATTGATTTGGGCTATACTGAAGTCTTACGACATTTCTTAAAACACCTCTTTGTGGTCCAGCTGGTGAGAACCAAACATAATTATCTTTGACCGTTCTTGCCATAATACCAGCAACGTCTCCGTTGCAAGGAACATAGCGATACTTGTTATTATACTTATCAAACATGTACTTAAGACCACTATCAAATACCGCATAAGATGAAGAATCTACGTCTTCGAAGAATTCTGTAATGTTAGTAGTAATCTTATCGTTAGATTCTGCGTTAAAATAGCAATCCTTAGGAGGAGAAATTACAACAATACAATCCTTTCTTTCTTCGGCAATGTCAATCAGAAGATTTGCTTTTGCCTGAGAGTTGAGAATGATGTCAGAATAACTTGTTCCGCCCATTCCAGGTCCACCAAGAATAAAGTTAATCTGTTCATCTGGAGCACTGGTTAACAGTGAGTATGCGGTTACAATCCCAGCAAGATCAACAGTTGCTCCATATCCAACTCCACCATTCAATGTCATTGACTTATTGCCAATAACACCAAAATAGGTGCCCTGAGTGTTTTGTTGCCATGATCCAGAAGAAATACCAACAGGAGTAAATGCTAAAGACTGATCTCTATCGGATTCGATAGTCTCTCTCAGAGTTCCTTGGAAGTTTGATTGAGCACCAGTTAAGGTTCCTGCTGCAAACAGATATTTTGAACTTCCGTTGATAACATCGACGTAATAATTTGGTTTTCCAAGACTTGTTTTGGAATCTGTTGCCTTACTTACGTTTAAGTACTTCTCTAAGATTGTTCCAACATTACCAGTGATTGAACCACCATCGTCAATCACAAGAATGTGCATAAGATCATTTCCACCTGCACGATCATAAGAGAATTTACTAGTAACTGGTCTTGATGCATACTTAGACCAGTATTCATCAATGTTCTTTAATCCTAATTTTTGCTCTGAATACCAGTCAAGTGCTGAGTAAACAGTTCCAAAAGTTACAAGTCCAGCAGCTGGATTTTCTGCACTTGATGCTGCACCAACAATTGAAATTCCACTTGCTGGTTTATTTGTTGAACCAATTCCTACGCTAAACTTATAAGTTGCTCCGTAAGATCTTTGATTCTTGGTTCCTGGTGGATTTGGAATTGGATAAATGTTTCCTTGTCTATCAGTCCAGTTGGTAACTTTTACATTGATTGTACTATATCCGATACCAGTGATGACTCCCTGCAGATAACCATTAATAATTTGCTTTTTACCAATCTTAGGAACAGACTTATCAGTGAATGATTGTGTGATACCGTATCCTACTTTAATTGCTCCAGAAGCAAACATTGTAGTAACTGCAGATCCAACATTCAGAATCTGATCAGCAGCATTATCAATTACGCAAACTTTTAAATTATTTGCCCATGTACCTGGGTTTTTTGCAGCAACAAACCAAGTTGTTGCTGTAGTATAATTATCATTAAACTCATCATCATTTTTAATTTTCAAAGACGAAAGAACCGAAGTACCAGCTCCAGATCTAATGTTAGAATTTCTTAAATTTGAATCATCACAACGAACAACCTTGAGTCTTCCACCATAAGAAAGAAAGCTGGAAGCAGTTAACCAGTATGCATATTCTTCGTTTTTTTCTCTAGGAGTACCAAAATAATTTACCAGATCATCTTCTGTGTTAACTTCATAAATTTTTTGTACTGGTCCTCTTGCCGAAGGAATAGCAATTACACCAACATTATCTACAGTGTCAGTAATACCACCT